TTTTTAGACTCTAGGGAAGAGTAGCTATACAGACCGCGCAGTTTGCCAACTGTGGGAGCAATAAATGCATCGTCTGACGTTTACCAGATGCCGTCGAAACAGCTACGGTCAACCGAGGACCGTCACCTATACCCAAGTGAGGGGGACATCAGTCACGAACGTTTCAAGGTTCGCGAGCATCAGATCGTAAGTGCGTGTGGCATTTCTCGGGTTGAAAAGCCGGGAATGAAGTCAAAAACATTGTAGGCAGAGTCAGCGATGAATCTACCCACTTTGGTCGCACCTCTCGAAATTCCTTCCAATATCTGGGTAGAAATGTCGGCACGCTACTAGTTCGATGTCACCACCTGCTGGTCCAGGATCTACATCTAATCTACGGTTTACTGCACTCTCTGATCTGAATAAGGGTTAAATTATGTTGTCAGAAACGGGAGAATGTTGTTAGTCGGAATGAACTAGTAATTGGCGGATAACACCATCGTAAACGATGACGCCGAAGCTAGACCGCTGTAGTATGCATATGAAATGCCACTAGCGTCTAGATCGTCCGCAGTCCACACAGTGGTACCGTTAAACTGTTTCACAGCAGTAAATATCTAATCCTGAGGATCACGAGGGAAATACAACAGTGAGGTGTCAGCTTTGTCAGCTGAGACCAGAATTTGGGTACCTGGGTATGTGGTCAAATCAGCCTTTTTGATTACCGGGGCTAGATTGTTAAGCGGTACAGGTTAACGAGAGGTGTTCAGTTACATGGTGGAACCAGATCTCGCTATCGGGGCTGTCGTGTTTTTAATCTCAAGTCCTGCCGTAACCAAACGATAAGACTAGAGAGCGCCACCAGCAATTAAGCCGGGAAAAATCCCATCAACCGACACATTGTTTTGGGATCCGAAACCGAGGGGGTACACCCCGGCCGAAGCTTTGGTAAAACCGTAAAAGTTAGTGCAAGTACTCAGAGTGCTCAAAGAAGACAGCGCCAAACCGCCTCCTCCATTGAAGGAGGTAGCGAATGAGGATGCTGTAGTTCCGGTGAGAACACAAGCTGTGTACTACATTAAAGTGCACGCAGTACCAACTGCAGAGTTCTTAAATAAAGCTCCAGGAATAAATATAACTAACATGACGTTGTCTATTGGTCCTAGTACTATGTCTAAGGTCTGAGTGGCACCGTATACCGAACTCCGTGCTCGAACGTCCGAAGGGACACGAGCTCCTCTAATCTCAGGCGAAAGAATAGAGGCGAGATAGAGCCGCTTCTCATGCTATGGGCTCTGAACATTCGATAGGACACTAGAGAACACTTAGTGATCGAACCGACGTTACTGCTGAGACGCACCCTTAGGCTTTTTGCGTCTGCGCTTTTAGGCGACAAGAGATTACAGCATTATCTCTTCTCGTTTTTCGGTGTTCTTGATTTGTTTAATATCCCGTTTGATGGATTGGGTAGCTTACCCTCTATTACGACCATCCTTATGTATATGCTACACTTATATCATTTTCCTCTTTTAACAGATTCGACGACCGGCTGGTGACCATGTTTCCTGCCTTCAGGCTGTAACAGCTAGCAGGGAGGAATGAACGGGAGTGCTCCCTCTTAAAGCGATAAAGAGGGGGGCGGAGGACAGGCGACTCTTTGAAAATCACCTTTTAGCAGACGCGATCTACGTACCTTTAGGTAGCGCCTGCCATCAAATCCTCCCAGGTCAGCGAGCCGAACTCTCTATACTTCTAGAGCACACGAAGACTAGAAGAACCCCAGTTTTATAGTCGTAACGAAACGAGCTAACGGAACTAGGGAAGAGCGCCTGCCCACTACATTAAACTCGTAGTGACAGCGGCTGCATGAGCAGTTGACGGTAACTGCTTGTTGTCGGAAAGTTGACCACTCCAGTCAACTTAGTCAAATGCTCGAAAAATAGCTTAATGACTACCGACGCCGACGAACTGTTAGCTCAAAAAATCGAACTTAGTCCAGTCGCGGGTCACGCCAATCTCTTTGGCGACCTGACCCAAACCTCGCTGCGAGTTACCAGGAGGAGAATAGTTCATGCGTATGCCGCGCAAAAACCCCTAAAGGAATTCACCGCCGACAAAACACAAAACGTCATCTCCTGCAACCAGTATCTAAAGTGGCAGCGTACGCGACTTATACGCTCGAAGAGCGTCCTAAAAAGTCATCCCATGTCCATCTGCATAGGATTAGAGCATGTATAAAAACACTCTAAGCGTATTACCGAAAGTGGTAAGCACTGCGTCTCCAGATTTAACTGAGCCGTCGAGCATACCAGAGTAAAGTTACTTTCCGTTTGGATAGAAAGCCTTAAACTCGGTTTCGGTGGTCATGATAGAGGCATACAGATCCTCGGTACAACGGTAGTCCAAACCGTTATCATGACAGAAGCGTTTTAGGAAACGCTTGTGGAAAATTTGGTCCACAGCCTTGATGAGGGACTTATACTGATGCGCGTCGTGCGCAGAACCGTCGGCGTAGACGGCAACCCAGTTCTTTACAGAGTTCTGAGCTTTCAGTATTTTATCTTAGAGAGCATGACAGTCCAATCCGTGGACGAAGCCTCTAATGTTCTTCTTTGCGGTCTCAATGCAAAAAAGATTGTACCAGCAATGGTACCCTTACGCCGAAACGGCCGGAGAAAAAATATTCCTCTACCGCACGCCTTACTTCTTCTAGTTCACCTCGTTCGACTTGCAGAACGTCTAGGCTTACATGTTGAAGACACGATTCTTCTAGTACGAAGCTTAGCCGGCTTAGTACATAGCGTGTTTAGTAGGGTCCGCTACCGTGAGGAACCTCTACCAAGTCATGGAGTTTGATTCCATGCCAGAAACGACCAACTTGGCCAACTCCTTTAGGCGGCGAACCTAACGGGGATCTGGTTTTTCGTGGCAGCTCACACTCCTATAGAGAGCGCCCACGATTGAAATAGGACAGCCGTTGTCGTAGGCTTTCTATTTCAACGGGTTGGTGAAACCCGTGCGGATCCAGTTGACGGAACCCTTGGTTTGGAGATGACACGTACACTGAGTCTTCAGGTAC